TTCATCCTCTCCTTCGTAGATAGAAACTCGCTCCACCCACGCTACTACTCCGCCATTCTCACGGATTGCTTTTATTTCATTAGGGAAACGAACATCATCTACGACCACAATACCGGTCTCTTTGTTCGCCTTGGCAACAAGCATATCTACCCAGATATTCTCGTGCAGTAAGTTACGGCCCCACTCAGTTCCGAGTGTTTGCATGGCGTATCTCGGGGTCTTGCCATTCAGCATGTCACAGGCAACTTCTTTAAGGTCACCGTTTATCTGGCCTTCGTTAAAGCCCATTACACGCATCATGTCTTTAAGAGTATCGGCAAAGCGTATGATCTTAGCGCCCCGACTATCTCTCATATTCTCCGCTACATAGGATTTCCCGGAGCCTTTCTTTCCACACAGGCCGATAAATAAATCACTCATCATTCGTCGCCTTGTGGTTTGTACTTACTTATGTCGATAACTTTTGATGAAGACTCCAGCTTATTGAGAAGTTCCTCGTCCGCAGTAAACATAATCTCGTTCTCTGCTACTGGCTTGATACTATCATCAAACCCGGACACGTTACGGACTATCTCACCAATGGCGATAATCTCTTCATCTTGGCTACTCATCAGGCCGAAGATCCCAGCTACAAGGTTCTTAAATAAATCCTCTACTTCTGGATCCATATTGTCAGGGAACTCCCAACCAAACCTAAAATCTATCCCTTCGCTAGTTTCATTCGGGACGAGTTCTATAAATGCTCCTATAAACTTATCCGTCATTTTGTTTCTCGAAGTTTGCTAAGTAAATTTAATGAACGCTTTTTAGCTTTTTCTTTAAGCCATTCATCCGGGATTTCTTTCGCCGCGAACATAAACCCATTCTTCTCACACCAGTCAGCGTAGCTAGTCTTGCTACCCTTACGGAGCTTGCCTCTAGGGTTGTTGAATACAAAGCGAAGGTCTAACGCCTCGCCGTACTCGTCACGGATATAAATGTGTTTTTTTCTATCTTCTGGAGTAAAGCGCCCCTTGCTCTCAATTACGATACCGTTAGGTAAAACGTAGTCGGGAGTGTAGTGGCGGCCCTGCACCGGGACAGTAAAAGGAATACGGAAGGGCTCATACTCGGCCTTTACTCCAGCCTCTTTAAGCTGAAGGCCTATGTCTTCTTCCAGACCAGATCGGTAGCCATTGGCTATAGCTCTACGGCGTATGTTTCTAAAGGTCATCGTCATACTCCGCATACCAGTGGTAGCGAGGACTCTGGGCCTTGCTGTGTGTTTGAGGGCGGTACTTCGCATCCGGCCAGCAACTGTTTGTGTAGTTACAAAACGTACAGTTTATAGCCAGCCTTTTGTTGGGGGTTAGTTGCTTACGGAAGTACTCGTCTTGCGGTTCAAAGCATCTTTTGAAAGGTGCGTCTGTAGCAATCAATTCCACATTAGACGCAATCTTATCCCGGATTCCCCGCTTGTCTGCGTCAGTAAACTCAGCGTCTACAACCTTGATCTCACCCGTCGATTTATTAACGACAAGCCAGCCGCCGGGTTCTTTGCCGGATGCATCACTGTAGCCTAGTAACTGGGGAACATACCCAAAGGCATCGTCCTTAGCTACACCTTCCCAGCCCTGACTCCATTTGTTGTCGTAGGCCCAAGGACTAGAGGACTTTGTATCGTAGACCTTATCGTCTATCTCAACGTCATTCTCACCGAGAATAGTAGTCTCGCCCACATCAAGCTGTACCTTATCCTTACCCCCAGTAATATTTACTCGGGCTAGTTTAAGATATAACTCAACCAATACCTCAGTCGCATCGCCCAGCATAAAGCGGACAATGTTGTTGTAGGGGTTCTTGGATTTAGGAGCGCCAGATTTCTCCATTTGGAGTTGGCAGGAAGGGCGTCCCACATTCGACATGCGAATGCGGAACTCTTCTTCACGAGGTTTCAGTTGTTTGCGGAGAGTGTCTTTAAACATCTCTCCGGCTTCATCTATCCAGCTTTCTTCGTACTCAACAGCCTCTCCGTTAGAGAGCTTGTCAAGAACCATATGTAGCTGATGTTCAAGTATGTTTAGAGACATAACGTACCCCGTTTAAAGTTAAGGTACGATTACGCTTCGTCTACTAAATCATCTTCCAAGTCACCGGATATGCCCTCGATGGCATCAATCGCGTCATCGGAAAGCTGACTGTTTCTCAGGGCTTTCTCATGCGACGCTTGGATCTTTTCGTTTTCACGCTTCACCATGTCGTGCATTACTTTGACTGTCTCAAAGATCTGCTCATCCATTGGCTGTGCATTGACTAGATCGGGCTCGAAGTTCATTACCCACCAGATGTTACCACCAGTACCTTTAGTCTTGGTGGCACCCACCTTAACTGTGTACTCGTGCATCTTACGGCCCCGAGGTAGTTTCTTCAGGAACTCATCTTCAAACGGGTTAAAGTTAGATCCTTTAAGCATGACAATAACAGGCTGGTTCTCAACCGTCACAGTGTCACCATCCGCGTTCTTGCCTTCGTAGGACACAAGACCACGCACCTGACGGAAGCATTTAATGTCGCTATAACGCTTCTGATCTTCCTTAGACATTTCACGCAATACGTTACTGGTAGGCTTACCACAACGTGTTGTGCCATTCATGTCCCGGGCTTCTTGGCGTAGCATTGGGATCATCAAGGTTTTGTTCTTAACCTTGTTCTCTTCAGCGTCGTATTGGATCCACTGGAATAGCTGGCTAAGTGGGCGGAAGTTCACCGTTTTGGCGAAAACAGGGTCATCATCTGTACCCCGCACAAAGAATTGACCACGCGGAAGCGACTGACCTTGGTCGTTCTCTTCTTGGTAGTTAATTTTTAATTCGGGTAGACGATCAGAAGAAGCGTCACTGCTACCACCACCCATGCCCATAGCGGCGGCAAGTTCCAGTTGTTCACTTTTGCTAATAGTTGCAAGTTCATTCATAAATTTCTCCGGTAGTTACCTTTATAAGGTATTTTGTTAAGGTATCCTAATGTACCTCAGTTAATGTAACTAGTCAATATCCAATTCGACTTGTTCCATCCAATTGGGGCCTTGTGTGATTTCTATGTCGAGAGGTAGGGTAAGGTCGTAATCATACCTGTCTTTGACCTCTTCAGCTAAACCACCCATAGCCCATTTTAGCGCCTCAATAACCGGCGCGTCTTCGTCCGGGTGAACGTCAACGACGATTGAATCATGAACCGTCAAGATCAATCTTGATTTAAAATCCTCGGCCATAAAACGCTGGTGCGCACGGACACAGGACATCACAACGAGGTCGGCAGTAGCGAACGATTGGCAAGGGTAATTAACTACGGCAGTAGCATTAGTTATCCTGCCGTTACCGAGCCTACGGGCATTAGGGAAGTAGAACTCCCTGCCGCTAGGGATACGGACAAGGCCATCCTTGAGTACCCCGTCCATTAGCTTACGGTGCCATAGTGCTAGGCCCTTGTAGATATTAAAGTACTCTTTGAAGTAGGCTTGGATATGCGGGGGCTCATTGGCACCCATCCCGCCATACAACGGCGCGAACGTATATGCCTTTGCCGCCTGTCTCATAGTCTTATCAACATCATCCACGGAGCATTGATTAATAATAGCGGCGGTCTGTTTATGTACGTCGAACCCATCCAATATCTGCTCGATGACAGTAGGGCACTGGGATAGTTCCCCGGCCACTCTAAACTCTAGCCCGGAGAAGTCAGCTTCCATAATGGTGCCACCATCGAACCTAGAGTGTACGGCTTTCCGTACGGGAAATTTATGGCCCTTGGGTATGTTCTGGAAATTAGGGTTAGAACTGCTCAGTCTGCCTGTACGAGTAATGCATTGGTTAAACTGGGCGTGGAGTATTCCATCCGCCCGGGTAGATGCTTCGATGTTCTTAATAAACGAGTCTAGGTAAGTTGAGATAGCATTTAGCCTAGATGTCTTTGTGAGGAACTCTATGGCTTTTAAGTTGTCCTTGGCCTCAGCTTGGGCGATCAGCTTCTTAATCGTTAGCTTATCTGTTTTAAATCCGTTGATGCTGGCGTCAGTAGCTTGGGTAGGGACTAGCTTTAGCCCGGCCACTTGCCCCGTCTCTGTCAGGGTATAACCCCGGCCGTCGCAATGTGTACACTTCGATAGGTTCTTGTATGGCTCACCATTAACCTTAATCTTCTGTAGCCTACCTTTGCCTTCACAAACATCACAGTGATTGGCTATGGTCTTCATAACCCGGCGAGTAGACTTACGGACGGTGTTAGCAAACTTACTAGCATTCATACGAGGGGGTGGCAGTGGTTTGCCTCGGGCGTTGACGCCTATGTTGAATGCGTTCTTGTGATAGTTCCTATCCTTTACTGTACGCGAATAAACCACGGCGGTCATATCTACCCCGGAGTTTAGATTGATAGGCGTATCCCCCATCACGTCAGCAACGATAGCATCCAGATCTTTCTCTATCTGTACCTTCTCTGCCTCATACTGTGTTTTTACTGCACCCAGAGTATCGGTATCAATTGCAATACCATTGCGCTCTAGCTCCACCAAAAACAGCAACATCTCATTCATCAGAGTAAAGGTTGGGAGTAAGCCGACGTTCGACTCTTTTAGAAGATCTTTTTGTTGGGCTTGGTAGATCTCAGCAGTAGATAGCACATCGGCATCAGCGTACTCTATGACCGTAGCCAGTGGCATTGCCTCGAATCCCACACCTGACTTAAACAGGCCGTCTACTAGGTCGGACTTCTTCCGGGTAACATCCCGGCGTTCTGCTGTAGCTTTAAGTGATAGCTCTTGGCGTTGTCCTCTTGCAAGGATGTACTCACCAATCATCGTGTCGTACACCGTTTTTGGTGTACTGAAACCTGACTCAAATAAGTAGGACACGTCAAATTTAGCATTATGGCATACGATTAATTCAGCCCGTTTAAGGTCTGCCTTCATCGGCTCACTGCTATCGGCGTTCAGGCCGTGTTGCTCATTATGATTAAATATAGCCCGACGCGCTGGGCCTATCTTACCGTCTTCAATCATTCTCCAATGAGAAGAGACGATCTTATTCTTTGGATGGTACGGGCTGTTATCCTTACTTTTATCCTCACCAAATTGAACCGTTGTTTCCAAGTCCAATACAATAGTTACACTCACATTATTCCCCTTTAAATTTAGTTTCCATTAATCGTTTCCACAGGGTTTCAATCGGGAACAACTCATCGTGTTCCATCTTCAGTCTGTCGCCATATCCGAAATTAACGGGGCTACATTTCTGCTTGAACGTCCTGCGATCCACCCATCCGTTGACCCGCATTACATTTGGATCTTCGGTTCTCCCTACCAACACAGCTATCTGGGCCCGGAACTTCGGTATCTGATCGAATACCAGTGGGCCAAACTCTGCGTTCGTAAACTTCACATCAATCGAACTATCACCACACCAAAGATCTACGCCGCCGTCTGTCAGCACGTTGATAGTTGGGGGTTCCAGAGCGAATAACCGGGCCACGGCAAACTCTGCCTTGAACCCATAGATGTTTGCTTCAGTACGACTTTGATTGTCGTTCTCTAATCTTGGCTTAAAGCCCTGCATTTCACAGAGCTTAACCGTGTCTGCACCCATCAGCTTACTGCTATGGGCGTCCTGCTTGGATAGTGTTACCAGCATATTTACTCCACATACCGGGAGATCTCCGGCTGTATGTTGCAAATTACTGTGCCATGCCAACCACTCAGCTTATTCTTACTGACGGTTAGGTAACGTGATGTGTCGGGCTCGGAGTCATCAACGTCCCCGGCTTCATGCTTCCCGATACCAATGCATAAATCTAGCTCGGCCATCTTGCCGATCTTACTGCCTTCCATATCGAAGCCCGATAAACGAGTTCGTCCTTTGGCATCATTACTGGCTTGGCTAACCGCAAGAAGGGCACAGTCAAATTTCTTCGCGGTCTCACGCAGTCGGCGGTACAACTCACGCAGACGCTCATGTCCTGCGTTAAAGTTACCACCAATGTTTACTTTATCTGCTTGGTCAATGATCAGGATGTCAGGCTGTTCTTTCTCGACGTAGGCTTCTATCTTAGCCAAGTCCCAGTCCTGTATCTCGTTCATGTCGAACAGATCTTCAATATCGTTAAACTTACGTCTGGCTTTCATGGGGTCAGCAATTACTTGCTCCCGAGTAACACCAGCGTGTGCTTGGATTGCACGGAGCATAGTACGCCCAGTGTCTTCCTCATTACCTAGATAGATGACCTTAGCGCCTTGTTCACAGAAACCCCCGGGGCCAGTACAGATACTGACTAGGAATGCTGTCTTACCGGTCTCTGGTAAAGCAAACACACACCCAAACTCCCGGGCACCAATCCCGTACACATGTCTAGATAACGTGGATATATTAAACTCCCAGCGGTTATCGTCAGTAACACCGGCCAGTAGCTCGTGTATATCTTTGGTCGTAGGCTCACCGAAGTCAGTAGGCATGAAGCCTTCCTTCGATTCATCTAGAAGTTGGTGTAATCTATCCATCCCGGTTGTGTTGCCATCAGCCACCTCAATGCCGAGGTTAGCTACCCGAGTCCCAATGCGGCGTTGCCATAGGCCTTGGATAACCTCAGATACTACAGGCGGGGAAAGTGGGTCTATTGTATTAATTAGATCCACGATACCGGCAAATGCTTCTTGGTCAGACCGAGTAGCTACCGGGTTCTGGTTTTGCCACAATGCCATGATGTCGGCAGGAGTTA